GGGATACGATAGATGCTAGCATTGATTTAGGATTTGACGTAAAAATTAAGAAACGTATAAGGTTTATGGGGATCAATACTCCAGAGTCTAGAACAAGAGATTTAGAAGAAAAGAAGCGTGGATTAGCGGCCAAGCAAAGAGTGGCTGAGCTACTAGATACAGCAACAGAGGTGCAGGTTATATCTCATGGTGTAGGTAAGTTTGGTAGATGCCTAGGGGAGATAGATTTTGCTTGTCCAGACTCTTTAACAATGAAAAACCTAAACAAACAACTTATAGAAGAAGGTCACGCTGTAGAGTATCACGGTGGTAAGAGGTAGTTACTCTAATTGACTATATATTCTCTGAACCATAAGTCTTGCTTTTTTAGTTAAAGCATACCTAACCCTATAGTTGTATTTAGTTTCATCTCTGAATAAGTGATCTTCATATGTTTGAGATGGGGTTAGTTTATCAAAGTATTTATATAAATACCCTTTGTTTACTAATGGGTATATAATTCTATTCTCCACATTGCCCTTGTTCATCTCTAAGTCCTCTGCAGCATGCTTTATAGTAAAGAATACTAAGCTATACCCCCACATCAAAAACTCTATATCAGAGAAAGAAATATCATAGTTTTTATTTATGTTACGTCTTATCTTCTTAAGATACCTTAAATAGTTCTTACCTATATATTTTGTATCTTGTGGCAAGAATTCACGAAACAAGCGTTTCCTAATTGAGTCTTTACTAGCCATGAAATATATTTATATGTCAGACGAAGATAAAAGAAAACATGCTTTTTTACTAGAAGTACAAAGACTTTCTTTGCAGTTAGAAGACTTAATGGATTACTACGATGTAAGAGATACAGCAACGTATATATTGTTGGGGGGTATTGTAGAACCTTACAGACCTGAAGACATTTCTAAAATAGATTTTAAAAAATTTAGTGCTGTTTATAGTTATTTAATCGATAGTGAGCTTATATTAGAGGAATTAATTGATTTTATTATACACACCTACGAACCACCAGAAAAAGATGAACTAGACGATGACGATCTAGATGACCTATTGCATGGATTGGGTGTAGAAAGAGAGTAATATGGAAGGCCTTATTAGAAAAATTATTATAGGGAGAGACCCTAAAGATGGGATGGCGTATTATGTAGGTATGAGGGCAGGTAATGGTAAAGTAAGTGCTATAGTGTTAGACGATAGACATTTACACAAATATGGTAAAAGCAGATATTTAGTGTACATAGAAAGAGAAGATGGGCAAGTTTTATGGAAATCTGTAGATGACATGCCTTGTATTATAGAATACGATTTAAACTTTTAAAATGGTTATAACAGAACTTTATACTATGGGTGGTGAGTTTGAACTACCTGACGGCACAAACTATGTGGGTGCTTATCATGTCCATATAACTTCAGGTGCTATGGTAGGTGGGTTTCATAAGGCAGAAGCTCATGACCGTCTCACACCTTCAAATCAAGAAGCTAAAAATTTAATACAAACATTTACTAATCAATTAAAATCACAGCAGAGGCTTCAAGCTAGGATGCAACAAGAAACTACACCGTCACCTTCATCTAGCAGTGGTGGTAGTAGCGGAGGGGGCTCTGGTGGGTACTAATAAAAATGAAAACTTTTAATTTATTTGTTGTAGAGTTAGATAAAAAACTTCACGACACGATTACCACAAAAGGTGGTTTAGAGCTGTATGTAGATAACAGATTCAATGAATTTGAAAATAGGGTTACTGAAGGGCCTGTAGTAGCCGTTCCGTTTAAATACGATACAGGTGTGGAGGAAGGGGACACTCTCTATTTTCATCACTTAGTAGTGCTTAATGATGGACAAACTTTAACGGGTGAAGACAATAATTATATTGTTAGGTACGACCCACAGCATACTATAAATAATCAAGCTATAGCTTATAAAAGTAAAAAGACAGGAGAGATAAAACCTCTTGCTGGATGGTCTTTACTAAAACCTGTAGAAGAAGAAAAAGAAGTAAAATCTAATATTATAGAAATAGTAGACTTGAAAGAAGAACTCCCTACTAAAGGTGAAGTAGCATTTGTAGCTCCTTGGATAGAAGAACTTGGATTAGAAGTTGGGGACATAGTTGCATTTCAAAAAAATAGAGACTACAGAATTACTATAGATGGTCAAGAGTATTACCGCACTCGTTCAGAAGATTTATTAGGGGTTTATGTCGAAGCTTAAATTTACTACTATAAATGCCTCTGAAAGATTAATGAGGAGTATGGAGATAGCAATCAATAATATGATTGAAGAAGTAAAAAAGCCAGTGGACCCTGAAATAAACGGGTCTGCAAGAAAAGCTGAACTACAATCTATTAAGCAAACAGCAACAGATGCTAAAGAGCTTATTATCGAAAGACAAAGATTAGAACAAATGGTAAAGGACCTAAAAACTAGCGGAGAGATAGATGACGCTAAAGATTATACAGGTGGGTTTGCTGAAAGATTTTCTAAGTGATGATTACATTAAATAGTTTAAGCGGAGGGAAAACTTCTAGTTATATGGCAGCTCATTATCCAGCTGATTATAATGTTTTTTCACTAGTTAGAACAGATGATAAAGATTGTTTGTTTCCTGATGAAAAGATAAGGCAGGTTGTTTCTGATAAAATCGGCTGTGAGTTTATAGGAACTCTAGAAATGAATGAAATAGTGTATACTATGTTGGATTTAGAACAGCATATTGGTTCTAAAATTACATGGGTTACTGGTAAAACATTTGATGATACTATTACATACAAGTCAGATTATTTACCAAATAAAATTGCACGGTATTGCACAACAGAATTAAAAACATTCCCAATAATTAAATGGATATATCAGGAAATAAAAAACCCTGTAATTATGCGATTTGGATATAGGGCTAATGAAATTAGTCGTGCTAATAACATGATGTCTAAAGTTAATGATGAGGGTTTTACAGAAGTTAAAACAACATTTGAAAAACATGCAAATGGTCGTAATAAATGGGTTACAGTACCATATTGTAAACCTGAATTTCCATTAATTGATAATAGCATATTTAAAGACACAATACATAATTATTGGGAGGAAAATAAAAATGTAAGGTTTGCCTATATGAATAATTGTGTAGGATGTTGGTGGAGATCAGAGATGTTACTAAAGCATATGTTTAATAAAGAACCAGAAAAAATGGAATGGTTTGCTAAACAAGAACGCAATAGAAAAGGAACCTTTAAGACGGGTATTACGTATGATAAAATAAAATCATATAACACACAGTCTATGTTATTTGATGATGATTTTAACGAGTGTGACTCTGGTCATTGCGGACTATAAAACAAAGATATGGCTTATAAAAATTCAGAAGATCAAGCAGCTGCTGCTAAACGTCACTATGAAGCCAATAAAGAAAAAATAAAAGCTCGTAGTAAAAAAAAGAACAGAGAAAATAGAAAAAGAAATAAAGGTTATATAGCTTTTATAAAAACTTTACATTCATGTATTGACTGCGGAGAGGATAACCCTCTTGTTTTAGAGTTTGATCATGTTAGAGGGGAGAAAAAATCGAATGTCTCTGATATGGGGAATCAATCTTACTCTATAAAAACTATACAAAAGGAAATAGAGAAGTGTGAGATTAGATGTGCAAACTGCCATAGAATAGCAACTTACAATAGAAGAAAAAATATTAGTAACTTGCAGGAATTATGCGAGTAGTCAAAAAAAGAAACTATAAGAAAGAATACAAGAAGTATGGGGCTGGGGGAAAAGCCAAAAAGTATCGTGCACGCCTAAATAAAATAAACAGAAAAAAAGGTAACTACGGTAATGGGGATGGTATGGATGAAGCTCATTATGGAAAAGGGGGGAGAACTAGACTACAAGCACAATCTAAGAACAGGGCAAACAATAGACCTAGAATTAGAAGAAGTAGATAAAAACAAATTCAATTGAATACACTTTTATACACAGAAGAGTATGACGAACCTGCTGTTAAAATTTGCCCCAAGGGTACGGAAGGTGAAATTATTGAACTCGGTGGGTTACTCATTTGTCTTCCACAAAGGCCGAAAGAAGAAGACATTAGCGGATATAAAAAATCAAACGACATGCAAATGTGGGAGAGGTCACCTATGCCCAAGGAACTGTCTCGTATTAAATCTATGGATGAGTGGTCGGAAATGCCACGAGAGTTCAGAGAGAAGTTTCGCCCATATATCGAAGAAGAGTTTAGGCGTAGGCGTGAGGGCTTTTGGT